AGGATTTTTCAAAAGGCATTAGAACCGTTATCAATGTATTCATATGATCTTGTAAGTAAACTTCCTTGGGACTGTACTTTTGATCAATCTAAAGCATTCCCACCAATCATTCAACATTTAAAACAGAATAAACAAGTACATTCTATTGACCTTTCTTCATTCACTGATTATTTTCCAATCGATATCCAGATGGATACCATGGAGAATGTTCTTATGAAAGAAGATTTTCATTTTCTGAGACTTTGGAAAGAGCTTTCTCAAGGTACTTGGACCCTACCAAGTAGGGAACTTATACGTTGGAGAAGAGGTCAACCACTTGGTATGCTACCAAGTTTTGCCATCGCAACGATGACACATGGTTTTCTTCTTTTATCGCTCTTACGACGACCATGGAAGGGAGAATTTTATGTTTTGGGTGATGATGTTGTTATCTTAGATAACAAACTATTCCACTCATACATGAAAACCCTTGAAATCCTTGGTTGTCCCTTTTCAAAGGAAAAATCAATCTCATCATCAAAACTTGCAGAATTTGCAGGTAAAATCGTAACTACATTTGGAGTTATTCCCCAAATGAAATGGCGAAAAATTTCTGATGATAATTTTATTGATCTCTGTAAAATGATTGGTCCTAGAAGCAGATGTTTACTTAGACCAAAACAGAAAAAGGTTTTTGATCAGATAGCTCATTTTATTGAGCCATATGGTTTAAACTTTTCAAAGACAGGTTCAACCTGGCTTTCAATGTTTATAGAAACCTTAAATTCTGTATTTGGTGATCGGATTAAAAACTATCCTCAAGTCCTTATGGGACTGAGACAGGAAATGAATGGTATTTTATACCAAGCAAATCCTTTGATAGGACACAATCCAGATCAAAAGGAAATATCTGTAATTGTATCGACCTTCGACGAGAAGGTTCGTGACGTACTTCGAAAGACTCTATTTAATCCTGATATTTATATCAGTTTGATAGATGGTCTTTCTTCTGTACCTTCGGTTCTTGCTAAGCAAGATTTACCATTAAAGGTTAAGA